AAACAATCTACATGCCATGGGCGCACAGGTCAAACTGCAGGTTACAGATGGGTTAATTCCCTTGCTGAGTTCCAGCAACATTATTCAACAGGTCAGCAGCTATGCCACTGACATGGGCGAGTTTGACTACTGGGTTCCTATCATGAGTATTCCAGGCCTGCTGGGCATCACACTTGATAACCTGCCTCGAATACAAAGTTACATGAATGCCGACCCTGCCTTGCATGCCGCATGGCTAGAACGACTAGGTGCCAAGCGCAGAATGAGAGTGGGCTTTAGCTGGAGTGGTCGCAGAGACGCCTGGTTGAATCAACACAAGGGTGTGCCATTTGAAACTGTGCTGGCCATGATTCGCAGCGCACCCGAGTACGAATGGATCAACCTGCAGATTGACGCAACCGATGACGAAGAACTTGCCTTGGCCGATGCCGGAGTTACACGCTATCCTGGCAGCATCACCAGCTTTGCCGACACAGCGGCCTTGATCATGTGTGCAGATGTTGTGGTCAGTGTTGACACTGCCATAACACACCTAGCAGGTAGTCTGGGTAGACCAGTCTGGGTCATGTTGAATCAGTATAGCACTGACTGGCGTTGGTTGCTGAATCGTGATTCAAGTCCGTGGTATTCAACTGCTCGACTGTTTCGACAGCCTGTTCGCGGTGACTGGGCCAGTGTCACAAAAAAAATCACACAGTATCTTGGCTGGTTTAAAGTTTGAGGCTGGCGCAGTTGGCGCCGTGCCTGTGGAACCATCCCTGAGCTATGTGTCTATCACAGTGAACACAATAGAGTTTGATTCTCTTTAGTCCAGTTTGAGCTGCTACTCTGCGGGCTAATACTTCTGGATCAACTTTTCGTCCCTTCATTCTTTCACTGAGCTTTTGTTTTTGTTCTTCGCTCATTGGCACACCTTTATTGTGTGCTATCTGTTTTCCTTTTTTAGCATCACTTATTCGACGTCTAGTTTCTTCTGACACTTCCTTACCGTATCTTCCGTTACCTTCCCCTGACTTGAGTGTAGACATTAGTGCTCGATACTCGGGAGTTTGATTTTTTGAATTTACTTTAGGTTTTCCTTTTTGCGATTCACTTAAATTCTTTTTGTGTTCATCTGTCTTGGGTCTATCTTTGTGATAATCGCTGATCTTTTTATTTGATTCTTCTGTAGGAACAATATATCCTGCTACATTTTGATTAAGCCATCGATCATCGTGCAAGACCTTACAACGGTGTAGCACACGAGTTTCCCAGGCAACTGCTGCCTCTTTTGTTTCAAATGTTTTCCGTATTTCTGCAACAAAACTATCTACCCCAGTTTCCTCTATCAGTTTTTGCACACCCGGACTACTTGTAAAATAATATTTCCATAGGTCGTCGTGTGGTTCCACTTTGTTGGCGGTTCGAACACCGTAGTAAACTTTGCCAGTAGGTGTGTGTTTGATTAGATAGGTATAAGGTTGCATATTGTTATTTAGTTTGACAGTGCGATTTCACCTTATAACAATAACATATTTAGAAAGAAAAGTCAACAAAAAAGGGCCTTGCGGCCCTTTTTTGATTTGGTAAAATACCAATCTCTGATTAGGAGAATGACAAATTGCTCACGGCAATTTCTCCAACATAATCTCCGGCATTGCCGAAAGAAGATGCAGTATTTGTCAATTCTATGTATCCGTAGCGGGTCATAAATGACACGACTGGTTCGAATGTTGTTGGATCAAGAACAACACCAGAGCTCATCAACGGAATGTATGGGCAGTAGAACGCAGGAGCGTCAGCTTCCGAACTTCCTTTGTAGCCAACCAACACAGGAGTTGTGTCACTTGCATAACTGTCAACAAACACACGCATTGCGCCGTTCAGTGTACCAACAAACTTGGTGTTTGTAGGTGCTTCGAATGTGCCTTCTGTGGTACGTGCAAATGCGCTAGTTGTAGCACTTTGCAACACTGTGAGTGCAGCACTGCTAACAACAGCATAGTTACCTGCGCCACGACGAGTGCGTTGAGCGATCAAGTTAGCCACACGGTTGATCAACACAGCCAATGCGGCGTGTTCGTCACCAACGAATGTAGCTGTACCAGATACAGTAGCTTGGTTGTATGTGAACTCAGTAGCAGCAAGGCTACGCAGGCTCAACAAGATTTCTTGGTCAATCTCAGCTGTGATCTCTTGTGCAAGAGCAGCCATGATTTCAGCTTCTACGTCAATACCGTGCATGGCTTGAGCATCTTGTGCAGATTCAAAAGTCCAACGAGCTTGCAACTTGCGTGTACGAGCTTCAACGGCTTGTTTCAAGATCTGAACAGAAATTTGCTTACCGCCAGTACCTTCCATGGTAGCTGTTTGGCCGCCAGTGTAGTTGGTAGCTGTGGCTGTAGCGCCTGGTACTGTGGAGTACGCAGTAGCAATCTTGAATGGGCTCAGGGCTTCTTCACCAGCTGTTACGCTAGTAGCTGCTGCGCTAGTGTCTGTCAGGCTCTGGGCATAACGCACACGCAGGGTGTGGATCTGACCAACTGGACCTGTCATGGGCTGAACGCCAACCAATTCGTTAGCGATAACGGTTGGCATAACACGACGGATAACAGGAAGAATCACACGGTTTAGTGTAGCGATGTTACCTGCTGCGGTTGAACCTGCGGAAGCGTTTTCCTTCAAGTACTTACGGGTGTTTTCAAGGATAACACCCATGCTGTTGCGCTTGGAACCGTTCAAACCTTCAAGCAATGCTTCTTTGGTTTCGCCCCAGCGACTTTCTAATAGTTCTTGTGACATTTAAGTCTCCTTTAAATTATTTTAACCCTGCCAGGCGCTTGAGGTTGAACACATTGCTGCGGTCTTCCTGCTGACTACTTGGAACAGATTTATCCCCAGTGGATACGGATACCGATTCTGTGATCACTTTGGCGGCTTTCACGGAGCGGTCTTCCAACACTGCTGGTAGATACTTTTCGAAGGCGTTTTTCAAACGAGGTGTTTGTACGCTTTCAAGCAAATTGCGCATGACTTCTTGTTTGTCCCGGTTTAGTGGGGCAAGTAACATTTCCAATGTGCTGTCACGCTCATTGGATTCGTTCATCATGCGTATTTCGCGTTCTTTTGACTCAACAACAACTTTTGATCGTTGTACGAGTCGAATGGCTTCGGACAATTGCGCATCTTTCTTTGACAATGCGCTGTACAGCTTGCGAACTTCGGCTTTCTCATTGAGATGAGTAGCACCAAATTCACTTGCATACGCTTCAAAGATTCTACGTCCAAAATTGTTCTCACGAGCAACTTGGATGTCTTCTTGCAATTGGCTGAGTTCAGTCTTGAGATGTTGACTAACAGCTTGGCTCATTTTGTGTGCAGATTCTTTGATGAATCGTGCTTTGAGACTTTCGAGCTTGCTGCGGGCTTCACGTACCAAGCGGACTTTTGTTTCCACTACGTCACGTTTGTCTGCGGCAAATTCTTGGATCTCATGTGCCAAGGCATGCACCATGAAGCTTTCTAGTTTTTCTAGTCCTTCACTGTGCATCTTACGGTCTCGACGCAGCTCGCCAATTTCTTCAGCAAGTTTTGTCACCATAAAGTTGTTGAACTTTGTTGACGACTCTTTCATCTTGCTTTGGAAACGAACGCGATCTTCGGCCAAGTTCTGCTTTTCAGCAGCTACCTGGGCAATTTCTGCGGCCAGTCCTTCTGTTACCATCTTGTCTAAGGCTTCTACCATCACTGTCTTGTCGTGCTCATAGCGTTGCGCGAACTCTTCACGGAGTTCGGTGCGGGCCTGCTCACGGGCTTCACTCAGCTTGGCTTCCCAGGCTTCGTTGATTTCCGTACGAGTTTCCTCTGTAATCAGGTCACTATCGAGCAATGGTTTAATTGCGTCCAGCATTACTGGTTCTCCTTATATTTTGAGATCCCGGATGAGCTTTTTCACTTCATCCTTGAGGTATCTCTGCACTTTGTTGTTTTGCCCAGATTCACGAGCCACTTCCAGCAATCTATGTCCGTACTTCATGTTCATGAGACCTTCATATATTGCCTTGGGATAAGCATTCGGAGCACTGGGTTGTGCAACCACATCTATAGTGACTATTTCAAAGTCACTTACATGTCCTGTTCTATCATCTACATTGCCGCTACCGCGGCTGGATACTCCCAGTTTGATTCCGGATTGCAGCAGGGTCTTGATCAACTCGCCCATGGGGGTTGGTAAAATCTTTAGTTTGCCGCAGCCAGCTTCGCCATCCATCCACATGTTTTCAACACTATGGCACACACGGTCTAGGTTGATTTTGAGATCTTCTGGATGATCTACTTCGCCTAGTACTGAGTTGCCTTCTTTAATCTGTTGATTAATAGTGCCGACTGCTTTGTTGATTTCGTGCAAGGGATATATTCTGTCATTTGCATTGCGCTTGTTGCCTTCAATGCAGATTCCTTTGAGGTAGAGATTCTTACCCTGGCCATCAGCACCAGATTCTTCAAGAACCTGGATGTTGGCCTGTGTAAAGGTAAGTTGTTCTCTTAGGGTTTTCATCAATTATCCGCGGGCCACAGGGCTCTTGGTGTTGACACCAGCTGCT